CGTAGATCTCTTTGTGCTCTTCGCCATACTTTGCATACTCCAGACCGAACAGTGCGTTCAAGCCGGGGAGAAGCTCTTTCAGTAGTTGTGCGCGTGAAATAGCCATTTAAGTTTCCCCTTACAGTCCGGTTGGGTTGTAGTAGGCATGACCACCGAGGAAGGTAGAACCGCTAATGTTCGGCATATTGAACTTAACGATTGCCTCTGGGTAGTAAACCGTACCACTATAAGTAAACGCCGTATCCGGCACCAAATCAACAATACGTACAGGCAAAGAAGCCGTTACGTCAGCGGAACTCAACAGGATGCCCTGCTGCGAATCGCCAGTTGTCGTGTTGAGGGTGTTAGCCACCAAAGCGACGTTGTTGTTTACGTTGGTGTAGGTAAGGCCCGTAGTTGTCGAAACAACCGTGGTTCCCGTCACAACAGCAACTTGGAACAACTGATCGGGATCTTCACAGACATAAGCATAGATAAAGGTGTTAGCCTTCACCGAAGTGCCGCTGATCCATGACTGCGACCATGTGGGTTGTCCAGTAACAGACGAAACAAACTGACAGCCTAAAAAGACGCCAGCAAAACCGGTGGCTGGTGCAGCGGTCGTCGAGGTCGATACAGCGATGGTGCCGTCGTTAACAAAAATAACGGGGTCACCAAATCCAATGCTAGAAGCACCGGATGCGATACGACGCTGACGAGTTGCTCCAGCAAACACCTGACCACCGATCAAGTTGATCGGCTTCAAGCCATAGGGCTTGTCTACAGTCGGGTAAGCCATTTGGAATTACTCCTAAGATTGTGGATTGCCACGTCCGAATGTCACCGAAGTCTTACGCTCTGAAAACAGAGGCATCCTCGGATCGTTCTCGCGCATGAATGAATTATCGACAGAGCGCATCTGAGCATCTGCTTGCGCTTGATAATACGCATTACGTTGCTCAACGAGTTCTACCGGGGTTTTGCAAAGCATCAAACCGCCAACAACAATGTTGTCCTTAAACCGCTGATTATCATTATCCAGATAACCAGAAATCTCAGGATGATCTTCAGCTCTTACAGGTTCCCAGCCTTCACGGAGTTTTGTTGACACATTACGTGGGTCAGATTGGCCCATCATGGAGACTCGAACCCAACGATACTTATACCCAGGCTCAGGTGTAGGGTCAGGCAGCAACGTGGGGGGTGCCCAAGTGCGAGGACGCTCAACTTTGTCACGGGTTACTGCATCACGGTTTGTACGATTTTCAGCCATTTTGTGTCATCCCTTCCGCTACTTTGCGAGCGTACAGTTCAAGAGGAATTTTTAACTTCTTCGCTAAAGCTACCTGCGTTTGAGTAAGCGTGATTTTCTTGGGCGCAACGCTACGAGACGCTGGAGCTACTACGTTACTACGTCGAGGTTTTTCCTCTTTTACGCTCTCAAAGTTCTCAGGGAACTTCTCACGTATACGAGAGTTGACGCGTTCATAATACTCATCTGAAGTCGGGTCAACACCGTTTTTGACCAATTTTTCATGCAGCCCCAGAGCAAAGCTGGTCATCTCTTCGTCCTGTCCAAACCACCGATTTTGGTCACGCCACGCAAGTGCTTTGGAATCAGGAACAGGCTCTGGAGCGATCTGTGGTTGCATATTTACAGGAATTTGTCTTCTCTGTAAAGAGGCTGGTTTAAAGCTGTTTAACCGTTCAAGCTTTAACTTAGCCGCAGTCAGCGCTTCTTGCGCTTGGACAACCTTATCTGGGTCGAAAGACTCATATGCTTCTTTGTATTGTTTACGTGCTTGCTCAAGCTCTAATTCAGCCGTATTTTTAGCCGTTTTAACGAGCACGTCGGTATTACTGCCGAGGTCTTTCTTAAGTCGATTATTCTCATCAACAAGTTGCTGAGCAAATCTCAAAGCTTCTTCGCGTTCGCGCAGTGCTGCTTCTTTAGCCCGACGCTCGTCATGATAGCCATGAGTTATTTTCTTAATACGTTTCTGTACGCTCTCGTCGTACTTAGAGAGATCTTCGTCAGTGACCTCGTTGATAGGCTCATCAAGCGGTTTGCGGTCTTTGTCGCTCTCAGGCGTATCGTCAACTACTTCAATTTCAAACTCACTGTCCGCTTTAGCGTCCTGTTTAGTCTCTTTTTCAGCTTCATCAGGAAACTTAAATTCTTCTTTATCCATTGCCATAGTTCACCTCACGCAGCACGTCGGATACCACGGGGATCTTCAACCACCGCTTCGACGGAATCATCGTTAATCAAACGAAACTCTCGGTCATGGATCATGATCCGAGTACCTGTGTTGGCGCGTACCAAAATAAAATCACCCTCTCTGCACCACGGACCTGTAGGGAAACGAGACGGATCAGCGTAGGCAAGATCTCCCAGCTTTACGACAAACAGCACATTAGTAAGCAGCTCTTCATGCTTAATCGTGATGTCCGCTTTTACGATCCCGCTATCAAACTTTTCTTCGTAGTCAGGTATAGTGCACAGGATCTTGTACCCTTTAGGGACAGGTAACTGCTTTGCTTTTTGTTGTGCCGCTTCAATAACAGCCTCCGCTGTGTCATTCATCTTCAAATTCCTCATAACGTTGCACAAGGTCTTGGATTTCCATCTTTGCTAGGCGCAGACCCTGGACAACGCCGCACAAATTTTTGTATTCAGCGAAATCTTTCGCTCCGCTTCCCACTAAAGAGTCCTTAACGGACTCCTCCCGCTCTAACAGTCTTTTATTTAGATGCTCAAGCATCTGCCGTTCGTAGGTCATTGACCACCTTTCATACGTGCTTTGAGGAGATCAAACTGCAACTTACGATCATTCTGCTGGTTCTGGTTCTGCAACTTAATGCCTTCTTTCTGGGCATCAACAGCGATGCGCTGCTGCTCGACCTGCAGTCTCTGTGCTGCAATCTGGGCGTCGATCTGATCTTTAGCGGCTTTGCGTTGCTGTTCTGCCGCCTTAATCTGCAAGTCCTGCTGCTGTAACTGCACCAACGGATCTGCTGCGATTGCCTGAGACTGTTGCTGTGCAGCTTGTGCTTGATGAATCTGTAGGACTTGTTGTGCAGCTTCAGCCACATATTTCGCCATCGCAAGCTCTTCAGCTTCGGACACCTTCTGCTCCGGTCCAGGTAGGGGCGCACCGACACGCTGTTCAATCTCTTGACGGTAGGCGTACCCAAGATGCTCAGAGACATGAGCCATAATCGCAGCCTGCATCTGCTGCGCCATCGGAGACTGACCAATCGTTGCAGCAATCTTAGGATCTTGCATGAACGCCATATGCGTTGAGATATGCGCTTGGTGGTCCTGATAAATAAAGGCTTTTAGCGGTGTGCCTTTTAGCGCGTTCATGTTCTCCGTCACAGGATCTTTAGGCGTCTGGTCATCAGGCAACGGCACCAATTTATCTGCATTAGGAATACCCAACACATCAAGCATCTGCCTATGCAACCGTGGGAGGTCATAAAGCTGAGGTGCTCCTTGAGCTAACTGAAGTGCCGCTTGGTACTGCACCACCCGCTGAGCCATGGTCGAGGCGTTAGGATCAGAGACGGGTATGACCTCAATGATGTCGTAGTCCTCAGCCTTAACCTGTGGGGTGCCATCTTGTGGTGTGTAGCTATAGTCCGGTGCGGTGTACTCGCGGATGATCTCTTTGAGGAGTTTGAACTCTTCCTTCATCGCCGCATGGATGCGAGCCTGTACTGCACCCATCGTCTTGAGCTGTCGCTCTAAGAGAGCCAGCGTTGTACCCACCGGAGCTTGACTCGACATGTCGCTGATCTTCATATCAGCCATACCACTGAGCCGTCGCGCTTCTTCAGTAATCTGATTAAGTAGTGCTAATAAGACCTGACTTGGTTCTTTGTACGGCAGCGGCAGGATGTTGTCTCGTATAGCACCTCCAGGCACATCCACATCTCGCCATTCACCGGGAGCTATCGGCGTGTCATCACCTTTAATGCGTAGCCCTCTGGACTTAAGACCGCCGGGGAGGTTAGACAGTGAGCCTGCATCCACAAGCTGACGGATCAGCATCGTACCTGCGGTGGCATAACCACCAATAATATGTATCAATCCAAAGCCATACGCTCCAAACCCAGGTATATACATATAGTGCACAAAGTGCTGACGCGCACGTTTCTGTGAGTCATCTTCCCGATAGTTGCGACGGATGGCGAGTACTTTATTAGTGCCTTTATCAATCGTAATGACGTAGGGCACCGGCAACTCTTCCTCATACCCCGGCAAGTCATACTCAGCGTGGATCTCATAGATCTGATACCGCTCATCGCGGGTGGGCTGCTGACCTTCTTTCTGCGCCTTGGCTTTCTCAATATCTGTCTGACTGGGATCAGGCTCTCCAAGGTCGATGTCCCTATAAAACCCACTGACCTGCAACCGCTTAATGTCATTCTTAGTCTTACGCATCACATGAGTGAGGCGATCTGTACGTCGAATGTTTGTCACACCATAGGGCAAAATGACATCTTCAGCAGGAACATAGAAAGACACCTGTCGCTCAAGCGACGGATCGTAGTAGACTTTCTTAAATGATGACCCCGCAAGGGCAACACCCCACAGAGCACGTTCATGCTCACTGCGGTACTCAGGCATCTTGTCCGTAAGCTGATAGTTCATATCAGCCTGCACCCGCTTGGCAGCTTCTTCGACTTGTGGGTTCCAAGCTCCAATGATGTTGGTCTTAACCGGACCTTGCGCGGGGAATGTCTCCATAATAGACTCGCTCTGGAAGCGAATCGCTGACTCAGTCAGCAACGTAGAGAACACCCCACAAGCGCCATCCCAAGGCTCAGTCACCTCATCGTACCGAAGGCCAAGAACATCCAAACCCTTGACATACGTATCAACCCAGTCTTTGCGACTATTAATATCAGCCTCAACTAACTCCATCAGATCAGAAGATAGCTTCTGTAAGTCAGCTTCAGACATGAAATCTGCAAGATTAGCGTCAAAGTCCTCAGCCGAAGGCTCGTCTGGCACAAGTTCAATCTCTACCCCACCCACACCGATACTCATACTTTCGGGGTTCTCAACTTCAATCTCAATGGGAGCTTCTTGCTGCGCCAACATCTCGATGCCTTCAGGCATTTCATAAAGTGCTTTACTGATTGCCATGATCTGTCCTATAAGTAATACCCACGTTTCTGCCCTCTGAACCCACGGAAATATCTCACGTCGTCAGGTTCATCGCTAGGCAGCGAAATAAACCCACCCTGCCTGAAGCGTAGCAAGGCTTGTGTCATTGTGTCCACGTAGTCGTCATTCTCACCCACAGGGAACGCAGCAACCTCTTCAATCACTTCTCTGGCCCAGCGTGTGTCCGGAGCCCACACCTTACCACTTGCAAATATATCGGCAACAGCGTTAACGCGCACGTGCTTGTCGTTACCACGGGACGGACTGAACTCCTGGATCGGCACACCCAGTCGGTGTAACTCCTGCAGGAGAGGAGCGCCTGCTGCTTTCTTTTCAATCAGCACGATGTCTGGCT